CTAAAGAATATAACGGAACTAACAACTGGTTTCAATTACCTAAAGATATTCAAAGAAAAATAATGAGAACTAAACTTAATAGTAATGAGTTTAGATATTTCAGAACAGCTGAAGGAAATTTATAATGGCATTAACAACATATTCAGGACTAAAAGCATCTATAGCAGATTGGCTTAATAGATCTGACTTAACAAATCAAATTGACGATTTTATTGGATTAGCTGAAGCTGATTTTAATGCTAAGTTAAGAATAAGACAAATGGAACAAATTGATGCTATTACAATAGACTCAGAAACTGAAACAGTTCCTACTGGTTTTATTGGAGTAAGATCATTTTATATACTATCTGCTGGTACTAAGTATGCATTAGAATATATTACACCTCATAATATGTTTGAAATTAAAGCAGGATCTACAACTGCTAGACCTAGAGTTTATACAATTGAAAGTGATAACGCAGCAGAATCTTTAAGATTTGGCCCTGCACCAGACTCAGCTTATACTGGTTACTTATCATATTATAAAAGATTTCCAGCATTAAGCGATACATCTACATCTAATTACATATTAACTAATCATCCTGGAATATATTTGTATGGTTCTTTATACCATGCAGCAAACTTCTTAGGTGGTATAGATCCTAACCAAGTACAACAATGGTTACAAATGTATATATCTGCATTAGAAAGATGCGAAAATAACGACAAACAAGATTCATATGGTGGAGCTCCTGTTCAACAAAGAACAGATATACAAACCGACTTATCATTTTATAGGGCTAGATAATGCAAATACCTTTTGGAGAATGGATGCCTGATCAACCAGCACATGGTATGAAAGGGGCTAACGTAGCAACTAATGTTTACCATGCTTTAGGATCTTATAAAAGATTCCCATCATTAGTATCATACTCAGGAGCATCAACAACTGGTAAAGATGCACATGGTTCAGGTTCATTTAGAGATAACTCTAATGCTGTATTTAATTTTGTAGCAACTAAAACAGATATATATCAATTAGCATCAGGATCTTTTACTTCTCGTAAAGGAAGTTTAACAGGAGATGATGATGACTATTGGACATTTACACAGTTTGGTGAATACGTAATTGCAAGTAATGGAGTAGATGCAGCTCAATATTATTTAATGGGAACATCAACTAATTTTGCTGATCTTACATCAATTCAAACTGCAGGAACTTGTCCTTTGTTTAGAGTCTCTGGAGTTATTAGGGATTTCTTAGTTACAGGTAATATTAGTGGAGCAACAAACAGAATTCAATGGTCTGGTATTAATGACATAACAGTATGGTCAGGTAAACAATCAGACTTTCAAGACCTTCCAGGATCAGGTGGTAAAATTGTAGCTATAACTTCTGGAGAAGTAGGTTATGTATTTAGACAAAACCAAATAGTTCGTATGGACTATGTTGGTGGAGCAACAGTATTTAGACTGTCAGTTATATCTCCAAACAGAGGAGCTATTTTTGGAAAAACAGTATGTCAAGATAATAGACGTGTATTCTTTTATGCTGATGACGGATTCTATGAAATACAAGGTGATAATGTAGTAGGTATTGGAGTAGAAAAAGTTAATAGATTTTTTGATGCTGATTTAAATAAAGCATATTCTGATAGAATAGTAGCAGCAACAGATCCTTTTAATACATTAGCTATGTGGTTGTACCCAAGTGTAAATAATACTTCTAATACAACAGGTACTTGTGATAGAATAATTATATATAATTACGCTACACAAAAATGGTCTTTAGCTAAAACAAATGCTAGTCAAATATTTTCACAATTTGTAGGAGCTTATACAGTAGAATTAATGGATATTATATCTGAAAACCTTGAAGATATTAACGCTGCTTTAGATACAGATTATTGGGATGGTGGACAAATGTTTTTAGGTGCAATAGATGGAGATTTTAAAGCTGCAATCTTTTCAGGAAACTCAAATGAATGTGAAATAGAAACAGCTGAGATAGAAGGTTTTCCAGGAGCTAGAACAAACATTCAAGGAGTTAGACCAATAGTAGATGCAGAAGCAACAGTTACTGTAAAAACTAGAGAAAGATTAGCAGACACAGAAACAGAGTCTAGTTCATCTTCTATGGTAGATAGTGGTATCAATCCTGTTAGACAATCAGGTAGATACATAAGAGCTAATGTAAAAATAGCTTCAGGTAAATCATTTAAACATGCACAAGGAATAGATCTTGTTGCATCAAAAGCAGGATATAGATAATGAGTGATTCAACAGACATAGATAATGTTAGATATTCTATGGAGACACAAGAATTTTTTCAAAGACAAATTGAAGAAGCAATTAATACATTAGTAAATAAAAATAATAGTGAAAGCGATAAAGCTTTCGTTTGGTTTATGGAGTAGGGATAAATTATGGCAGGAACATTTTTAGGTAAATACGATACAACATCAGCAAACAATATAGCTACAGGAACTAATTCAGTTTCAGTTGCTGAAGGAATGCTACCGTCAAATATCAATAATGCTTTTAGAAGTGTTATGGCAGATATTAGACAGCATTACAATAGTGCTGAATGGATTGAGTATGGTGATGGTGCAGGTACTTACACAGCTACTTACGCATCAAGTACATCATTTACTATTGATGGAGCAGATGTAACAGCTATTTATCATGCTGGACGTAGAGTTAAAGTTGTAGCATCAACGCCAGGCACAATATATGGTACTATATCTAGTACATCTTTTTCAACAAACACTACAGTTAATGTAACTTGGGATTCAGGATCTTTATCTAGTGAAGCTATTACAAGTGTACACATTGGTGTATTAGCTAAAACAAATAACTCAATACCTACTGGTATTATTGGAACAGCTAATATAGCAGATGGTTCAGTTACAGCTGCAAAAATGGCAGCCAATTCAATAGATTCAGATTCATACGTAGATGGAAGTATTGACTTAGCTCATATGTCTGTAAACAGTATTGATAGCGATCAATATGTTGATGGGTCAATTGATCTTGCACATTTATCTGCAGACTCTGTAAATGGAAGTAAAATTGCAGATGACAGTATAGATTCAGAACATTACGTTGATGGTTCAATAGACACAGCACACATTGCAGATTCACAAATTACAGTTGCTAAGATGGCAGCTAACTCTATAGACTCAGATCAATATGTTGATGGAAGTATAGATAATGTTCATTTAGCAGCAGATTCAATTAATGGGGCCAAAATTGCTGATGATGCTATTGACTCAGAACATTATACTGATGGATCAATTGATACTGTTCATATAGCAGATGCTAATATTACTCTTGCTAAACTTGCAAGTAATTCAGTAAACTCATCTAAAATTGTAGATGATTCAATTGTTAATGCAGATATTAATTCTAGTGCAGCAATTGATGCAACTAAAATACATGATGGTTCAATTTCTAATACAGAATTTAGTTATCTTAATGGAGTATCTTCAGCTATTCAAACACAAATAGATACCAAAGCAGCAACATCATATGTTAATGATGCAGTTGCAGGACTAAGAACTAGAATTATTGCAGAAGCTGCTACTACAGCTAATATAGATTTAACAGCAGATTTAGAAAATGGTGATACTATTGATGGAGTAACTCTTGTAACTGGAGACAGAGTATTAGTTAAAGATCAATCTACAGCATCACAAAATGGTTTATATACTGTTGTAGCTAGTGGTACTGCAAGTAGAGATACACAATTTGATAGCATTGAAGAACTTTCAGGACAAATGATTGTAGTAAATCAAGGTTCTACAAATGATAATAAAATATTTTTATGTACTACTGATTCTGATGCAACTATAGGCGTAAGCAATATTACTTATACTGTAATTACACCTAGTAATGTTGGTACAGTAACTTCAGTAGGAGTAGCAGATAGTGGATCATCAGAATTTACAGTAGCAAATTCACCAATTACATCTTCAGGTACAATAACATTAGAAGTTAATGCTATTGATAATTCTAAGATTACAGGACTTGGAACTGCTGCTACATTAAATGTTGGAACTTCAGCTAACAATGTGGTACAATTAGATGGTACTGCAAAATTACCTGCTGTAGATGGTAGTCAATTAACAAACATAGATGCAGCTTCAGCTGGATTTGCAATCGCTATGGCAATAGCACTTTAAGGAGAAAAAATGGCACAAAACTTTAGAAGATACACAAGCAATGATGTAGGAACATCTGCTGCAACTTTATTTACAGCAGACAGTTATGATACTGTTGTAGGTATTTCAGTTTCAAACGTAACAGCATCAGCTGTAGTAGCATCAGTTTATATTAATGATGGTTCAAACGATATTTATTTAGTTAAAGATGCACCAATACCAAGTGGTTCATCATTACAAGTTTTAGATGGTGGAGCAAAGTTTGTTGTTCAATCTGGTGATGCTTTAAAAGTAATATCAGACACAGCTTCATCTTTAGACGTTTGGGTATCAACAGTTGACGCAATAAGTTCATAGGAGAATAAATGCCTTTCATAGGAAACCAACCAGCATTATCTTACACAAGTTTTGCTAAGCAAGACTTCACTACAAGTGCGACTACATCTTACACATTAGATAATCCAGTTGCTAACGCAAATGAGTTAGCATTGTTTATTAACTTTGTAAGACAAGAGCCTACTACTGCATACTCTGCAAGTGGTACAAGTTTAACATTAACTTCAGAAACAAGTGCATCAGATGATATGTACTGTGTGTATTTAGGTAAAGCTGTTCAAACAGTAAATCCACCAAATGGTTCTGTTGGAACTGCACAGATTGCAGACTTAGCTGTAACAAGTGGTAAGTTAGCTAGTGG